TCAGTCATTGATGTCGATCCTTGCAAATGGCCCCGGCCCGAACCTGTCGGACACCTGAGCAACCTCGATTACGAACGGCGTGCTGACGCCATCAGCGCTTTGCATCGCCGCGGAATAGGCGAAACCGGGCGCGGCGAGGGTCTCCTCCCGCTTCACGCCGCCGCTGTCGGACACGCGAAGAAGGTAAACCTCGCTGGCTTCGCCAAGCGGCACATCGCCCCCTTCCCAACTATCGGCATCGACCCGAGAACGGCGGATCCACGCGATCCGCCAGCCATCCGCCCCCTTTTGTGCCCGCAAATGCGCCGGAGAATAGGGCCGCAGGCCCACACCCTGAAACGCCGCCCTTGTTTCAACATAACTCGGGTCATCAACGCTCCGCCTTGCCGGGCCAATTCGCCATGTCCGGGCCAACCCCCGGGCCGAGATCGGAAGCTCCACCTGCTGCGGCGCGCCGTCCATCAGCACGAAAAGCGCGCCCTCCGGCCAGACCTCCGGCATCACGGCATCGGTACCCTGTTGCCCACGCAGACGAAGGCCAAGCTCCCAGGTGTTTTCGGCCACCAGCTCCGCCCCGGCGAACTGGATCACCTCCCAATCCCCGGTATCGCCCGTGCCAATGGCGGCCACATTACCGCCGTTCAGAACCGCCGAAAGCTCTGCCCCCGACAGATTGCCCCCCGTCACCTGCACATGACAGGGTCCGGTTCTGTCCCAAAGCCCCGATTTCGCGGGAAGGAGCGGCGTGACCAGAGTACCTGCAATCGCCCCCTGCTCGATCAAGCGGTTCAGCGTGAACCCATCGGAGGAGGGCGAGGAATACGCCGCAACCGTTCCGGGCCATGGCCGCGCCGCCACGGCCAGATGGGGTGCGTGTTCCACTTCGTCGCCACGCAAAAGGGGCAGATCCATGAAAACAGGGCTGACCGGCACGGGCGCGACAAATTCTGCCGCCTGAACCACCTCCTCTACGGCCTCCGATGGCTCGAACACCGTGGGCTCCACCCGCACAGCCTCAATCGCCCGCGCGCCCCGGTCTTCGACCCGGTCGATCCGCCAGGTAGAACCGTCTTCAAGCGCCACCATCGCCCCTGCCGCAAGCGCGCGCTGCGACGGGGCAAGGCCAGACGCAGACTGTCGCGCGCCACGCGCGCCTCGGCCAGCCAGCGCTCGGCCACCGCCTGCCCCTCGGCACCGGTAAGGGCCAGAGGCAGCGCAGTTGCGCTGACCAGATCCGATCCATCACCGGGAAACACCGCGTCAGCTACCCGATCCTCATATTCTGCTTCGGCCGCGACAAAGCCCACACGCACACGCCCCGTGGTCTCAGCCTCTGCCGCGCGCATTTCGGAAATGTCGCCGACCCCATCCTCATCCCGCGCCGTTTCAGGCGCCACCACGATGGCATCCGGCCGGTCAGGCAGCGGCCGGAACACCAGACGCCCCTCCCGCTCGACAGCCTGAAACCCATAGGCCAGCATCAGCGCCTGCAGCCGCGCCCGCGCGCTTTCCGTTTCGCCCGAGATATGCCCAAGCACGCGGCCATAAAGCCCCGAGACATCATAGTCCCGCACACCAGCCGCCTCACATAACTCCGCCACCACATGGTCCAGCGGCGCGGCCTCGATCCGACCGGTGAGCCAATGCCCGCGTCGCCAATTGCCGCCATCCGACCAGCGATCCAGGTCATTCGGAAAGGCGGGCCATGGCCGCGCATCCCAGGCCCAGGCAAAGGCCCGGTCCATATCCAGCATCGGGCCACCATAAACTTCTGAAACCGGGTTCTTCTGCGGGTCATCCCAATACGACAGAACAGCCCGCAGGTATTGCGCCTGGATCAGGTCATCGCGACGCCCGTTGGAATAGCGCGGCAACGCACTTTCCGAGCTTTTCGCATCCACGAACTTGTTCGGCTCATTGGTGCCTTTATCGACCGCCGGGCATCCGAATTCGGTAAACCAGATCGGCTTGGATTGCGGCACCCACCCGGTTCGCAGAGCCTCTCGTGACACCACCTCAATGCCGACAAGCGTAACGGTTTCACCGGCCACGCCCCCCAAAGGTCCAAAGCTGACCCGCGCGGCCTCATCCGCCGAGGCAAACACGACCTCGAAGGACAGAACATGGGTCCCGTCCGGTTCAACCGCGTTGACGATCTTCTGCACGACATGGCCCGAGCTTTGCACCACATCCAGCGCGCCCACCGCGCCGGAGAAATCAATCGGCGCAGGCGTGGCGCCGCCAAACTCAATCCTCAACCGCAAATCCGTGGCCGAGCCCGAACGGTACAGTAACCGCACCGAATAGAGCGCGTCCGCCACCCCCGGAAACGCAGGCGACCGCAGCTCAGCGCCGCCTGTCCCTGCGGCGTCGGAAATCTCTACGGCATGCGCAAACAGGCCCGTTCCACCGCCCACCGGCACCCGCGTCGCACCCCCGACAGCCGCCCACAGATCAGGCCGGTTCCCGTCCGGCAAAGCCCATCCGCCCGGGCCTGAAATCCGGTTGTAGTGCGGTTCCTGCCACCAATCCCGCAACGCCTTGTAGCGAAACACCCAAGGCTCTCCAAACAGTCCATCGGTGATCGGTTCCCGCCGCTGCGCTGCGCGGGCCTCCTCACTCGGGTAGGACCAGTCATACCCTTCGCCGCCCTCGATATTCGCCTGCAGGTAGTCAAGCGAATAGACCGCGCCCCAACCCGCATCCGAGTGGTCCAGACCATCCCGCCAGTCGGATAGCGGCATGTAGTTGTCGATGGCCACGAAATCGATCGCCTCATCCGCCCAAAGCGGATCAAGGTGGAAGAAGACATCCCCCGTCCCGTCCTGTGGCTGATAACCGAAATACTCCGACCAATCAGCGGCATAGGTCAGCTTGGCCTCGGGAAGAAGCTGCCGCACCTCTGCCGCAAGCGCCCGAAACCGCTCCACCGCCGGAAAGCCGAGATCATCCCGCATCCGCGTCAGGCCGCGCATCTCTGTCCCGATGCAGAAGGCCTCAACCCCACCCGCAGCCGCACACAGCGCCGCAGAATGCAGAATGAACCGCGCATAGCCCCAACCCGACGGGCCGGAATAGCTGACGGATCCATTGCCAACCGCAAAATCGCTGGCCCGGGCCGATCCGAAAAACGCCTCCACCGCTGCCCGGTTCGCCGCCGTCCCATCGGGGCTGCCATCCTGCCCCGGGGCCAGATCGCCGGTGATCCGCCCGCGCCATGGCAGGCGGGCCTGCTCGGACCCGCCATAGGGGTCCGGCAAACCATTTCCTGCAAGAATTTCCATCAGCAGAAACGGATAGAACAAAACCGTCTGCCCGCCCTCATGGATCGCCTGAATGGCCTCGATCACCGACTGGTCCGAAGGCGTGCCACCATAAACCGGCCGGTCATCTATCCGGGCAATCTCCTCCGCCGCACTGCGTGTGATCCCGCCCGCGCGCCAGGGCATGCCGCGCCCATCGCGGCTCTTGTCTTCGACCTTGGGTTTTACCTCGCAACACCCGGCGCGAAGATCGTCCCCGAACCACGAATAGATCAGCGACACCGACTGAAGCTTTGGCAGAACATCGCGCGCCTGCGCCAGGGATTGCACGAAATCCGTGCCACCGCCTTCCGCACTGACATTCGCGGCCTCCTGCTTTCCGAACCCCTTGTTATAGGTGATCTGACGCGTCGACAGCACGTATTCCCCGGTCCCGGGCATCAGGGCGATGGCCCGCAGCATATCCGCCGCGGCGGGCACAACTGCCCCGTTCGGCTGTGCGGCCCGCGTCACCTCGAATGAGAACTGGGGCACCCGGTTGCCAAACGGCGTCAGGTCCAGATCCTCGAACACCACATAAGCCAGCCCGCGATAGGCCGGCACCGCGCCCGCCCCCTCGACCGCCTCTATCAACGGATCAGGCAACTGGTCCTCGCTGCCCTTGTAGACCCGCATCGTGACGGTCGAGCGGTCCAGCTCCACCCCATCGGCCCAGATACGCCCGATGCGCCGGATTTCACCCTCGCACAAAGCCACGGCAAGGCTGACGCAATAGCTGTAACGCGCGACCTTCGGCTGCGGCGGCGCGCCCTTGCCACCACCCGACCGGCTGACCTTTTCGACAAACTGTGTGGCCCAGATCACCTGCCCGCCCAGACGCATGCGCCCGAAAAGCTGTGCAATCGGCGCCCCCTCGCCGGCGCCGGTGATGCGCAGCCGCTCGATCCGGCCGCGTTCCACCGGGTCCGAGCCCACGCCGAGCAGCCGCTGGTCGATGACCCGGCCAAGGGTCGCGCCCACGGCCCGCCCCACAACGGCCCCGGTCATGCCCAGAACCGTGCCCGAGCTCAAACCGCCAATGGCCGCGCCCGCCGCCGAAAGAAGGATCGTTGCCATGGGTGTTAAATCCTTTCGGGAAAAGCAAACCGCGCCACAACGCGGCGTTTCCAAGGGGTGCTGAACGGGCTTTCCACCACGCCCTGCCCCGAATAGGCGTGGATGAAGCTTGGGGCGCAGCGGATGCCCCCCTGAATGCCTAGATGCTTGGCCACACCGCCCCTGCGCATCCGAAACAAAAGCACGTCGCCAGGGGCGGCCTCGACCAGGGGTTTCTGCTCCAGATGCCGCAGGGCCGCTGCCCAAAGCCGTTCTTCGCCGGACACTTCCGACCAATCGGCGGTATAGGCCGGGACGGCCTCGGGCTCGGCACCCAGAACATCGCGCCAGACGCCACGCAAAAGCCCAAGGCAATCGCATCCCGCGCCTTTGCAGCTGGCCTGATGCACATACGGCGTCCCGATCCAGCCGCGCGCCTCGCGAACAATCGCGCTCACCGTCTGCTCCCGCCCGCGCGGGCCGAAACGCGCGAGGGATGGGCCACCATCCAATCCTCACCGGGAATGTCCGGGAAGCCCCTGAAATTCAGCAGGTTGTTGAACTTGAGCCGACAGGTTTCCATCCGCTTGTCACAACCGGCGGTCAGCCGCACCCGATCCCCCGGTTCGGCCCCGGCCCGCAACCTGTCCCAAAGCTCGATCCGGCGCGCCTGGCCATCCACGGCATCCGTCTTCACGGCACCGACCAGCCCCTCAGCCGCACCATCCAGCACAAGGCAGCGCCCGCGCTCAAACCAGCGCGGCTCAAACGCGTCCAACCCGTCGACAAGGAACACCCGCCCGTCCGTGACCGAGGTCAGCACCGCCTCAACCGAATAGCCCGGCGTGCTCAGATCAAACCGGCATTCCGCATCCCCCAACACCGCCGGGCAGCTCCGGTGATACACCCGACCTGTCGGCATATTCAGCCGCTCGGCCAGGCCACGCAGCTCGGCCGTAAAGGCCCCATTGGCCCGTGTCAGATCACCCAAAGCGCCGCGAAACTGCAGCACCCGGTTTTCCGGGGCCTGCCATTGCACCAGCCAGGCCTCCACGCGGGCCCCGTCGAAGCGGCCGGCGGCAATATCCTCTTCGGTGATCGCCGCATCGCTCAACGCGCCAATCGCCTCGGTATTGTCCACCGACAATCCCGTGGTCTGCATCAGGGCCGAGGCCGTCAGCCCAGTCTCCGCCCGAAAGACCTGACCGCCAAATTCCAGATCGCGGTCGTGATCGGTAAAGCCGAACCGCACCCCATCACGCCGTTCCAGCGACCAGCACCGCGCCACACCGGTTGCACCGGTGGCCAGATGCGCGTCCAGCGCATCAGCATTCCCGCCGTTCACAGCCGGATCTCCGCCACCGGGACATCCGGCACTTCACCCGCCTGAAAACTGGCGACACTGGTCTGGATCACATCCGTGTCGAAGCGCACCGGCACATCGAACTCATACCCGGCGGTGATGACCTCGCCGGCATCGGGCGGCTCGGCAAACGTGATCTCGCCATTGGTCAGATCGACATCGAAATCCACACCAAAGACCTGCTCATCACTCGACACCCCGACCAGAACCGTCCCTTCCACGGGCTTAGAGATAGGGCGCGCATAGGAAAACTCCCCCGACCGGTAGGTCTTGGAAAGCGGAAACACCCGACTCACCCCATCCGCCTCCGCGATCTCCTGATCCCGGAACGCCGGTGCGCCCGAGGGAAGGCAGCTTTTGTAATCCGACCAATCCTTCCACCGGAACCCGAACAACTGCCCCCGGCGCGCCTCGAAAAACGCGATCAGCACCGCGATATCGTCCAGCGACCTCAGCGAGACCCCGGCATCATAGCGCCGCCGCGAATGCGCCCAGGGCGTGTTGCGTTCCTCGAACCCGTTGGTCAGCGCCACCACTTCGGTGCGCCGTTCGGGTCCGCCGACCGAGCCAAAGCTCAGATTGGCGGGAAAGCGGATTTCGTGAAAACCCATAGGATTGCCCCCTCAGCGATTGCGCTGGCCACGCGCCAGCGCGCGGCCCATCTGGGCGGCGATCTGGCTTTGGCTGCGTCGGAACCCCTGCACATCGGGGGTGGTGATGTTCATCGTGACCTGCACCGGCCCGCCGCCGCCCCCGGCCGCAACCACACCCAATCGGCCGTCTGGCCCCCGGCGGAGCGGCATGATCGCCTCCGGCCCGGCCTCTCCCATCAGGCCCATTCCACCACGCATCGGAAAAGGCGTTGCCCCCTGCACCACGCCGCCCCGGGCAAAAGGCATCACCCGTCCCTGCGAGATTGCGCCGCCCGTCTGAAACGGCAGCAACCCGTCGACGAGGGAATTCACCCCATTGGCAATCACACCGCCAACCGCGGTCTGCACGGGTCGCATCGCCGTGTTATAGGCCGCATCCACCATGCTTCGGGAAACAGTCCGCAACGCGTCCGACAGGCGCATCCCATCAAACACCACACCGTCAAAGGCCCGGCGCAGCCCGCCGCCAATCGCGCGGCTCATCCCCTGCACCTCGCGGCCAGTGTACAGCATCATGTCCTGCATCGACCGCAACTCCGCCTGAAAGGCCGAGGCCATGCCAGCCGCCCCGGCAAGGCTGGTTTCCAGCTCTGCCATTTGCGCGTCGAACTCATCCAACCCGTCATCCAACCCGGTCATTGCCGTTCTCCTGTCCCATCACATCCGGAAAGCGGGCGGCCAGGGCCTCAAGCCCTGCCCGTCCCATCGGCGCAGTCTGCGGCCCGTCCCCCAGCATCAACAGCAGTTCCGCCGGGGTAAGCGCCCAGAAGGCGCGCGGCGCCAGCCCAAGGCCCTGCATCCCGGCCCGCAT